GAGACAGGCGAGCCTATAAAACTTAACTTCCCTGCTTTCAAGCATTACATTGTAACTGACTTAGAAAAGGAAGAGGTTAAAGAAGTGGGTAAGAGCCACCACTCAGACGAAAATACGTTTTCGATGACACACGGTAAAACTTCCAATAAACTGGGAGAGATTTACCTACTTATGGTTAATCGCTATGGAGGCCGCTATAACTGGCGCGGGTACTCTTATCTCGATGATATGAAAGGCCAGGCACTTACTCAATTAGCAAAAGTTGGTTTGATGTTCAACGAAGCTAAGGGCACAGATCATCCAAACCCGTTTGCTTATTACACTACTATTATTAAACGTTGTTTTAGCAAAGTAATAAAAGACGAGAAACGAGTGAGTGAGATTCGCGACAGCTTGTTAATGGACGCAGATCGTGATCCTAGCAACGCTAAGCAACTTGAGCTTGAATCAGCTTACCGTAACCGCTACAGTGAGGACGACTAATGGATTTTCAGCAGTTCGAAAGATCTATTATTTTTACCGATATTCACTTCGGTTTACGCAACAACTCGGCTACACACAACCAAGATTGTCTTGATTTCATAGATGCGATGATCGCGCACGCGCATGCCAACGATTGCGAAACTGCCATTTTTATGGGTGACTGGCACCACAGCCGTAACCAAATAAACGTGAGCACACTCAATTACACACACCGTGCTCTGGGCAAATTAAGTCAGAATTTCAAGCAAGTATTTTTCATAGTCGGTAACCACGATTTATTTTACCGTGACAAACGTGATATTCACTCAATTCCTATGAGTGAGTTGTACCCTAATATCATGCCGATTACTGAAATTACCACAGTAGGTAACGCTACTTTTGTGCCTTGGTTAGTCGGTGACGAATGGAAGAAAGTGAAGAAGATCAAGTCAAAATATATCTTCGGCCACTTTGAAATACCGGGTTTTAAAATGAACAATATTGTTGAAGTTCCTGACCATGGTGAAATTAGTTCGTCCCACTTTAAGTACTCTGACTGGGTGTTTTCAGGACACTTACACAAGCGCCAAATCAACGGCAACATTATCTATACCGGTAATTGTTTCCCGCATGACTACGGCGACTCTGGCGACACTGACAGAGGTTGGTGCACCTTAGCCGACGGTGAAAAACCAGAGTTACACAACTGGGTGGGTTGTCCAAGATTCATCCGTTGTAATCTTAGTGAAATCGCAGCGGATCCTGACAAGTTCCTTATTCCAAAAGCGTACATAAAGGCAGTAACTGATGTTGATCTAAGTTACGAGGAAGTTGCGCATATGAAAGAAACGTTCCAGAACAGCTTTAATATCCGCGAGTTCAGACTGGTAGCGCCTAGTGAATCAGTTGACGGTGATTCAGAGCTTACACAAGAAGAAGAATCCCAAAGTGTTGACGAGATTGTAACAAAACAAATCGAAGACCTTGAGTCTGATTCTTTTGATAAGAAACTACTTTTAGACATTTACAACGAGCTGGGTTAACCAGCTCTAGGAGTTACTATGAGTTGCACACATGAAAGGCAAGTTGACCCCGTATGGGTTACGGAAACATGTAGTTGGACAGGCGAAGAAGTTAGTCACTGGGAGTACCAAGAACCAGTTTCAACCTTTGTTGATGTATCCACCCATTCATATAAATGCACACAATGCGGCGAAGTGTTTTATTACTCACAACGTGGGAAACAAATAGAAGAAGGCAAGCTTTAATGTCATTGAACATTGAATATCTAACTATCAAAAACTTTATGTCGATTGGTAATGTAACCCAGTCTGTACAATTTAAAAATGGTGAATTGTATCTTGTACTAGGCGAAAACCTTGACTTAGGCGGCAATGACAACCGTAACGGCGTAGGTAAGACAACTATTGTAAACGCCCTTTGTTATGTGCTATATGGCAAGCCGCTAAGCGGAAATATCAAGCTCAATAACTTGATAAACAAAACAAACGGCAAGGGCATGATGTGCGGTGTGTCGTTTACTAAAGATGGCAAGCGCTATAAAATAGAGCGCGGTCGTGGTCCTGCTGTGTTTAAGCTTTATATCGACGATAAAGAAGTAGAAGACACTGACGAAGACGATAACCAAGCACGTGGTGAAAGTAAAAATACCCAGGCTCAAATTACCAAAATCCTCGGTATGCAATACGAAATGTTTCGTAATATTGTTACTATGACAACGCACACCGATCCGTTCTTAAAGATGCGTCCAATCGAACAGCGCGAAATTATTGAAGAACTACTAGGTGTGACAGTACTGTCAGAAAAAGCCTCGTTACTTGCTGACATGAAGCGCAAAACTAAAGAACTAATTCGAGATGAAGAGGTTCAGATTAACGCTGTCAAGAAGTCTAACGAAACTTTCCAAAGCAACATTAAGTCACTACAAACTCGCAGCGTTGCATGGGAACGGTCCAAACAAAACAATATCAATAATTACGCAAGTGAATTAGAAAAGCTTGATAATCTTGATATTGACATCGAGCTAGAGGGTCATAAAACACACGCAGAAGCTCGCGAACACGCGTCAAAAGTAACTTCTGTTACAAACGATTTAAGATATACAGAGGGTCAGATTAAACGACACGACACTGCTATTAAGAAAGCGGAAAAGCAGTTAGCAGGACTAGATCATTCTGAAGAGTGCCCTACGTGTAACCAAACAATTGGCGCTGACATCAGGGATCGTTTACGCGATGAAGCTAATCAAACAATTGAAAAGCATGCAGCCGAGATCACTACATTAAGTGAAACTTATGAAAAACAAGTTGCTGAGCTTAACAAGTTAAATGAAAAGCAATTCATCAAATACGATCTTGAATACAGCTCGTACGAAGAGGCGCTCGAGCACAAGAGCAAGATTACAGCGCTAGCCGACAAGCTCGAAGATGTAATTAGCTCAGAAAACCCGTACACTGATCAGATACAGCAACTCCAAAACGAGGGTATCCAAGAAATAAACTACGATACTCTTAATGAGTTAACTAAGCGATTAGATCACGAAGAGTACTTGTTTAAGCTGATGAACAACAAAGACTCGTTTATTCGTAAAAAGGTTATAAATCAGAACCTGGCGTTCCTTAACTCGCGTCTTAAGTCATATTTGGATCAACTATCTTTACCACACCAAGTTGTATTCCAAGCAGATCTGAGCGTCGATATACAAGAACACGGACGTGACTTAGACTTCGATAACCTTAGCAGGGGTGAACGAACACGTTTAAGTCTAGGGCTTTCTTGGGCTTTCCGTGATGTTTTTGAACATATGAACACGTCAGTAAACGTCATGATGATCGACGAACTATTGGATAATGGGCTAGACGTTAACGGTGTTGAGTGTGCACTTCGCACTCTTAAAAACCATGTTCGTAACTCTAATAAGTGCGTACACCTTGTATCGCACAGGGATGAGCTTGTAGGGCGTGTTAACAACACCATTAAGGTAATTAAAGAAAACGGCTTTACCACAATAGAAGACGAAAGCACCACTGACGCTTAAATCTTATTTCTTGTTAAAAAGGCAGCTACGGCTGCCTTTTTCATGTATACTAAATACCATACAAAGTATGCTTTTTTAGGTGACATAAATGAAAATAAATGAAATCACTGAAGGTTATAGTTACCTTCCGAATATTGACAGAGAGCGCTACCAAGAGCGCGATGGTCTTGAAGGACCTATAATGACTCGCAGCGGTAAGGTTGTATATTACGATCCTAAAGCCGGACAACACTATGATCCAGATACCGACATTTATTTGACGTACGACGAATTTAACGCATTAGATAATGCTACCGGGCCCAAAGCAGAAAGCATCGGTGCGCCTCAGCGTGAGCCAGAACCAATCGAGGACTGGGAAGAGGATCTAATTGACCCAGCTACCGGTGAATATTACGACGATTTGGACGAAAGCGACAGTGCCGAAGATCTGTTAAAAGACAAAAAGTGGGCTGACGAGCGTTATATAAAACGTAGCAATGAGTGGTTGGCGCACGCTAAAGAAAACTACAGCCCGGTTTCAATAGCATATATTAAATGGGTAATAGCTAACGGCCATTTGGTTCCTAATTCCGAGTCTGTGTTTTTAAGCTGGACACGGGCAATGAAAGTTCCTAAGTCTAGCGCAAGCCAAGTATGGGGTGAAGTTTTTAAAACTAAAATGAGTCCCGTATTGCTTTCCAAGCTAAGTGAGTCTATCAATGAAACTATCGATGCCGAGGGAGAAATCGTAGAGCTTTACGCCAAGTTAAAGGACTGGCGTGCATCTGCGCTAGCCGGGTATGCCCGAAAAGTAGGGGTTCCGGACGACGTAGTTGACCCGATCAAGCGCGACGAAGAGGATCTTCTAGACGAAATCATGGGGCATTTATTCGGCGATGACTGGATGATAGTCCTTATGAATAAAGGGTTAGTGTAGTTTTTAAAACTTTTGAAATTATTTTCAAAAAGGCCTTGTGTTTGAATGTCATTTTGCTATTATAACGATGTAGGCAATAATGCAGACAAACAAACACAAGGTAACAAATTATGAAAAACGCAATTGTATTAAGAACTAATAAATCTCAATCAATCCTTAGCCGCGGCGCTTACTTGTTTGATGCGAACGCTAATTTAATGTTGGCCGGTGAAAAACAAGAACTAGACCATACAGTTCGTTTTAACGCTAAACAAATCCAAGCAATAGCCGACACTGTTGGTGGCGTTGCTGCGATTATTGTAGTTGACGACATTGTAAAATACAGCAAGCCCGGCAGCCCGCTTAAAACAGTTGCTAAAAAACGCAAATACTTACCTGATGTTGACGGCAAGTTCCGCTTTGTTAAGGCATGGAGCCAAAGCAGCGACGTTAAATTGGTAACATCACGAGTACACGCAAAGCAAAAATGCGCTGAAGCCACTGCGTAAATTAACAAAAACTTTTTATAATCAAGCGCCTTCGGGCGCTTTTTTGTTACCTGAAATAAATTGAAATTATTTTCAAATAAGTCTTGTGTTTGAATGTCATTTTGCTATTATAACGATGTAGGCAATAATGCAGACAAACAAAACAAGGTAACAAAATATGTCAAAATTACTAAAGAAAATTAAAAACGCGCAAGTAGCTGACAATAACGGCGTTGTAGTTGGCACAGTACATAACGTATATGACAACGAAGGTCAAACAGTAATTGTGTACAAGCTAGTAAATGGCAATGATGACGAAGCCAACTTGAGCTGGTTGCTTTGGAACAATTACTCGTTCACCCGTAACGGTAAAGTACTTGACAATATGAAAATTTTAGCTGCGTCAGTTTAGTAAATTATCAATTAAAACAAAGCGCCTACGGGCGCTTTTTCATGCCTGAGTTTCGGTGCTAAATAATAAACACAAACGAGGTTTATTACACATGGCAGTGAACGGAAAACAGAAGGGCAACTCCTTCGAAAGAACTATATCAAATATGCTCAGTGAACGCTTCTGCGAGCACTTAGGACTCGAGCAAGGGTTTAGACGTAACCCGGACTCAGGAAGCTTCTTTGGGGGTTCTAACAAGTCTAGGGTGGAAACCCACGACACCGACTTCGCTGTTTATGGTGACCTCATTTGCCCACGTTCCTTTATTTTCAGCATTGAATGCAAATCCTACAAAACACCACCTACTCTAGATTCCATAGCCAAACAGTCTGTTAAGCAATGGGATACCTGGATTAGCCAAGCCGAGCAAGACGCCGAGATGGGCAATAAAGAGACCTTACTCGTCGTAAAATATAATCGTACAGAAATCATGTGCTTCTTGAAAAAGAGCTTTCATGCTACTTCAGAATGGAAAGAAATTGAAGGATTCGCCAAATACAAGGACTATATATTAATGAGTGTTACAGATTTCTTATCAGTATCTGATGAGAAATTTTTTAAAGAATAAATTTTTAAAACCGTTGGAATTGCTTACGAGCATGGTTAGTACTAGAGGTTAAATTGTCAACGCTACAATCCCTAGTGATGATGGATTCCAACGTTAAAAGGCAGCACAGACTTTACACAATACTGACGGCGTGAACGGGTACTAAAGACACCCAAAAACGTGACAAGATTATTAATCAGTGTGTAAGGTAATGGCAAACTGTGTGGGCCTTTAGTGAGATAGGCACCTCGGTTCTGTTAAGCTTTACACTCGTGTTTAACGGAATATTGGTTGGAGAAGCCAACCCGCATTGAAGACGGCATTGAAGAATGCACCGTTTGGATGAGCTTGCGAGTGCCCCGGGCGAATGGGTAACATAGTGGGTGTTTCGTCCGGTGATATGACTTATATGGTCAGGTTCCATCGTGCTTGAGTACTACATTACATAGTAAGAAAGAGAGTATAAAACGAACTACCATAACGGACAAGGCCTCAATAACCTTGGTTTGTATAGTGAAATTAGACGAGCTTAGAACTTAGATAGCTAATAAGGCTATGAGTAACTATGCAATTTACAGAGATTGGAATACCGGATATAAGTTAGAGGTAAGAGAGGGACTTGTGGTGTTTTTTAACATGCACTAAGATGTCAACTGTCCGTGAGGGCGGTTTCCCGCACTGTATAAAGAAATTTCTACAGTGTATGACCCCTTGAAGGTCTGCTTATAGAACTTAAGTAGAACTCAGTGATGGCCTCGCAAGGTAGTTATTACCCTAGTTAGTAATCTTGACGGGTAATCACAACGCCTTGGATGTACCACAAAAGGATATCGCTCTGCAAGAAAAAGAGTTCATCATCCGCAACCTTACGGACGCACGTATATGACGCCAAGTCAACGTAGCAAATGATGAACGGCAACGATAGCTGCTTAATGGCAACCACGTTGGTCATTAGGCAGTCGCAATACTTGAAACAATACGACATGGGCTTAGACAGAGGGCTAAGCAGGCGAATTACAAAATGTAGCCTATAAGCAAGTCGAAACCATAGTATATCACTTCTTTAGTTTATTCTAATCCATTACTTTTGTTAAGAAACTATGCGCTTCCGCCGCAGGGTAATGTGAAAAGGACCTGCTCGAAATTGAGATGTAGTGATCTCAACATTAGACAGTTATTAGACAGGGGAAAACGAAACTAGCATGCTGTATAAAATTGTGATGTTTTAAAGATTTGGTGTATTAGTTTTAAACCAGCGTTTGACGCCGAGAGGTTTAGTTGGGGAATAACACAGCTTCTGATTAAGTTCTTTAGCTTGTGCCGGAGGATGTTGCAGACTGTAATATTATAAAGTGTACTCACTTAGTTGGGAGGTGATTTATGATACTGCGCATCGTTATGTTGATACGATTAGTAAAAAATTAAACGTAAAAAATTAAAGTAAAATATTATATGTAAAGATTAGACTGTAAATTCCGAACCCAGTAAAAGAATTCAAAGATAATCGTATTCAACAAACAAACTCATTTAAAACTAGCTGAAAAGTTATGGCATTGGGAAACGAGCACTCGCACTAGTCAATGGTATTCGCTAGGCTGCACATCCATAAAAATGCAGTAGAGAACGGGGATCGACGGCGACGGAATGTTCTTATTTTTTTTGTTTTTTAAGAATTTTTTGTTAATCTAGTTGTTTAAGGCTTGCCCATATCGGGCGAGCCATAATCTTCTAACCTTGGAATGTCTGTATACATATAATAGTCACTTCGTGCTATTAATATTAAAAACAATAATTAAAATATAATCAATCATTCGAAATAATTAATAAGAGTTAAATTATCGATAGATATTATAGACGAAGCAAGTTCCTTGCGAAGTCTACTAATAGCTAGCGAGTAACGGCAACGTAGTTGCAGGAACATTACTATCGTTAATTATTATAAATGATTCATCATATTCTAGGTTGAATATCAGTAAAAATGTCTAGGCGGATCGGATAAAACATAGGACGGGATTAATAGGAATTCAGGCAATAAAAAAGGGCCAATGCTATGACCCTTCTTTGTAGTACTCTTTGAGCTTTTTAACTAATTGCTGACGTTCTCGGGATGACATCATCCAACATGTTTCGTATCCAAAGCCGCCTTGTCCATAAATAGCCAAGTACTGGATTTCATCAGTTAATTTATCTTGATTCTTCTCAAGACCCCGAATCATGGCCATTACCTGTTGTGGGTCGCCTGATCCGAGGAGCGCGTAAAAAAACTCATTTGATCGAAGTTAACATCAATAATGTGTTCGTGCTGACAGTTCTGGCATTTCGTATCCAATTTACTCTGCACGCCGTGATTATTCATGTCGTCTACCTTTTCCTTTATCTTCGCTGACGATTCCCTGTCAATTTCCATAAAGAACTCAGTAATAAACTGCGGTTCAGTAACTACGTTGCCCGCAAGAGACACACTCGCAATAGAGCTCATAAGTATGTCGCGGTTCAGTGTAGACATTTCTTTGTACATTTTACTGAATACGGCTAAGCGCTCATCGTCACTTACACCGGAATCAGGAGACAACGCACGTAGACTCTTACTTTCCTTGTAGCCGATATCAAGTATTTTCTTGTATTGACTAAAGTCGTACGGGTGCAACATCACTTCCAGATCACCATCCAGTTCTACAACATTAAAGCCATCGCTAAAACGTCTAACGTTAGACAGCACCATATCTAAATCAAGTGTTTTCTTTTGTACATGGCCGCATTTAGGACACGTTTCGTCTATGTCATGCTCTTTGCCGTACGAGTTTCGACGGATTTCAGTCATCAACAATCTAATGTCAATGTGTAAAAGTTTAGTTGGGTCACTAATTGTAGGGCAGCAACTCTTAATAACCGAGACAATGCTTTCGCCATTTAGTAAGCCGTCCGGGTTGTTTAGTAGAGTTTCGTCTGAACCTGTCATGGGTTTAACACCCACCTCAAGTTTCTCGTTATCTGCTGTGATGAAGCCTTCAGGATAAGCACCGATGTCAGTGCCTAAAAGACGCACCCAGGATTTAGGCTTCCTGAACGCCCCTGCCAAAGGGTTGTTGGCTGTCATTTGTGTCATTCTGTTACTCCGTATTAAGATATACGTGTATTTAGTTAAATTCAGGCAGTGTTTTTAAAGTGCTAAATATTCATATAGGATAAGGTTTAGTACGGAATTATGGAAGAAGTAAGCCCGGTAATTATTACCGATATAGACAGTGTCGCCATAAGAACACTAGCTCAAGAAGAGACGTTAAAGTCCCTAATAAAACTCGTTCAGAAATCCTACAACTTAGACAAAACACACGGTAAAAAAGTAGAAGATCAGTTAAAACGCATTGCCGACAAACTTGATGACCCAACTGGCATGGGAGAGATAGGCGATGTTGTTGATTCCATAGACGGACTTGACTTTGACGAGTTAAAACAAGAGCTAGCCGATATAGGCGAAACACTCGAAGACAATTACAAAGAACAAGTTAAAGAAAACAAGCGCCGACCGTCTACAGGACCGGGCCCTGCCAACTCGCCAACGAACAGTCGTGAACCTGATTTATCCGGGAAATTAGACACCATGTTAGGTGGCTTTATAGGCCGTATGGATATGGGTTTCGGCGGTATAATGGCCAAAACAGGCCAAATACTAAGCGCGTTTTCATTAGCTGCACTAATAGGTAACTTGGCAAACCTAGCCGAGAACTCGCGATCAGCTGGCGCACTCATACAAAGTTTTGGCTCATCTGCAGAAATAGCAGGTAACTTTGTTTCCAACACTGCTGATAACATCCTTCGTTTTGGTATGAATGTCGAGGACTTAAATGCCGTTTATAATGAACATTCTATCGCGTTAAACGCGTACCAACGAGCAACTGGTAGAAGCTTCGCCCAAACGGTTTCGGGTATGGCTGATTTCGGTGATATTGTCGGTGTAACTTCGAGACAAATGCTTGAGTATAGCGCAAGTGAATTCTCCCGTCAACGTCTTTTAGGGCAAATAGACCAACTCAATCAAAGTCAAATGCAGAACTTAGCACGCCGCGCCATAGAAAATATGACGGAATATAGCGCTAGGTTGGGTATCGGGATTGAAGAGATAGACAAAGCAGTGAACGGGTTAATGGATGCGCCTGATACTCGTTTTATTATGAGCTCTTTAAGCCTAGCTGGGCAAGAAGCTGTTAAAGAAATGACAATGGCTTTTGCTGATGCGCCCGAGGTTTCTAAAACATTAAGAGACCAACTTGCTAATTTACAACTTGGCCGTCCAATCGATCAGGAGCTCGTAAGAGGCCTAGCGTCAAGCGGTTTAGGTGATGTTATACCAACGCTAACTGAAGAACTTAATAGCGTAATGACAGGTGACACGTCTGCCATTGAGCGCCTGCGCAACACATTGGCGGTTCGTTTCCAGCAAATGACTGACGACCAACGAAAAGCAACTCTAGCAGTAGCACAGAGCGTCGGTGGAACTTATTTGCAGTTTGCGAATGATGCGCTTTCTTTGACTGAAGATATGCGCAGTAGCATGACTGATGAACAGCGAGCCGCTGAACGCAGAATACGAAACCAAGCCGCGTTTATACGTGAGTTCAACAATCGCTTGACTACAATGTTCCAAGGCTTGCTTACTCAAGTACTAAACTATTTCGTTGGTTTTGATGATGTAAACAAGCTGTTTAATAAGGAAGGCGAATTCACTGAAGAAGCTGTCAACAAAATGAGTAAATTCTTCAGTGATGTACGTAGTTTTATAGACGGGTTTGTGTCTGGCATGGGCACCGTATTTGACGTCCTAAAAGTGATAGGATCCGGTCTTTTATGGGTGGCTGACACCATTGGTTCTGTTATGTCTGTATTTGGTGTAGAGACCGAAAGCGCTGCCAATACGCTCGGATACGTAGCTGGTTTATTAGTAGGCGGCATAATGTTCATCGCTACTCCGGCTAGGTTGTTATTCAGCGCGTTTAAAACGGTAGGTCAAATACTAATGGCTTTCGATATTGTTGGGCTGTTTAAGACACTACCTTCGATGGTACGCGTGTTTTCCGGTGGTATCATAAAGGCAACGACATCAGCTTTCAGCACAATATCGGGTGGATTAGCTCGTCTGTTCACAGTGCTAGGACCGCAAATGTTAAACGGTGTATCCACTTTCTTGAACAAGTCATTATTCTGGTTAGGTGCAGTTGCGCAACGAGCATTGCCGTGGTTACTGTCTAGAATACCTGCTTTATTTGGTCCAGTGGGTATAGCGATTAGCACACTAATAACCGGGATAATAGACGGTTATATGAACTCAGATTCTGATACTTTTATCGGAAAAGTAATAGACAGCATCATGAGTCTGCCGCGCACGTTTGCAGGCTGGATCTATGACATGGTTGACACTGTGGCCGGCTGGCTTGGGTTTGATTCAACGTCATTTACTAACGCCTTACGTGATATTAACTCGCCACTTGGCATACTGTTTGATTTGTTGTCGTTTGTCGGACAGCAATTATCGGCTGTGGGTGATTGGGTAGCACAGAAATGGGATGCTGCTAAATCGTGGTTCACCGGCGACGACGATAGCGCAACCGTAATGAAAGACACTGCTAAGCAAGTCAATAACGATGTAATAGAGCACGCGTCCGGTGTCGCTAAAGACTATGCCAATAATGTTAAACGACAAGCCCCTAGGATGAACAGCGGCAACATACAACGCGATGCGCAATTAATTAGAAATGCTTCGGTTTCCAACATAGTAAATAACACTAGAACAGGTAATGTTAACAATTCTACATTTACCGAAGAATTAATCACAGATAAGGCAAGAGCAGATAAAATAGTAGAAACCATGAATATGGTTCAAGAAAGCACTGACCCGGATACCACTGCGTTATTGTTGGAAAAACTAGATCAACTAATATCTGCTCAGACAGAGAATAATAGATATTCTCGTGAAATAAGCTCTAACACAAAGGGCGCAATTAAGGGAATAGGATAATAAATGACTTGGAAAAAGTATTTTAATCAATCGCCGACTAACACGAATCCAGGATCATTCAAATCTTCTGGTGCAAGTCATGGCAGCTTCGATAAAGATGCAGCATGGCTACCAGAATACTACTCCGGTTCACAAGACAGAATACACCGTTACGCGCAATATGACACAATGGACCTAGATCACGAAGTCCACTTAGCGCTTAACACTATTGCAGAATTCTGCGTACAAGACGACGAAGACAATAAGCTGCCGTTTGAAGTTAGCTGGGTAGAAGATCCTACCGAGAGCGAAACTGAAACTATTAATCGTTTATTGCGCCAATGGTGCGAACTAAACGAATGGCGTAGACGCGCGGTTAGTGCATTCCGTGGCACTATAAAGTACGGCGACCAGTTCTTCATACGAGACCCTGAAACTTTCAAGCTTCATTGGGTAGATGTTGCTGATGTGAAATACGTAATTGTTAATGAAGCTGATAATAAGCGTATTGAGTTTTACGCTATGGCTAATATCTCGTTTAACTTAAAGGACGGTGTTGCTAGTGATTTCGATCCTAATAACACTCACAACGCTAATAACCTGTCAGTGCAACATTGGTCTAAATCGGCTAAGACTACGGGCGTCTCGTCAGCAAACACTGATGAAGAGATTACTTATATCTCGGCTGATCACGTAGTTCACATAAGCATGTCAGAGGGCATGAATATGACGTGGCCTTTTGGCGTTAGTGAGCTAGAAAAAGTATTCAAGATATATAAGCAGAAAGAACTGCTTGAAGACAGTATTTTGATATACCGTATTCACCGCGCACCTGAACGCCGTGTATTCTTTATTGATACAGGTGACTTACCGCCACACAAGGCAAAAGCTCATTTGGAATCAACTCGTATGGAAGTACAGCAAAAGCGTATACCGCAAAAAACAGGTAACGGCGAAAACAACATCATGGACTCGGCGTACAACCCGCTGAGCATGATTGAGGATTACTTTTTTGCAGTAACAGCAAGCGGCCGAGGCTCCCGAGTTGAGACACTACCGGGCGGCCAAGGTTTAGGTGAAATCGATGACTTGAAATACTTCAACAACAAATTAATAAGAGCGTTGAGTATTCCTAGTTCGTATTTGCCTACTGGACCAGAAGACGGCACTGCACCTTACCAAGACGGTAAAGTGTCTAATGCTTTCATCCAAGAGTTCAGATTTGATAGATATTGTCGTCGTTTACAGAATATTGTTATTGACGAATTAAACCATGAATTCAAGATGTATTGTAAGCATTCTGGAATCCGTGTAGATACTGGTACTTTTGACATCCAGTTTTGTGAGCCTCAGAACTTCAGCAACTATCGTGAAGTTGAGATGAATATGCAGTTCGCTAGTGCGTATGCACAAATGTCGGATTACGAACATATCTCTAAGCGATTTGCTATGAAGAAATACTTAGGCTGGGACGATAACGATATACTAGAAAACGAACGTCTTTGGAAGCAAGAAAACGGCATCAAAGACGAGGCTGGCGAAGAAATCGCCAGAACTACAGTTGCACGTGAAGCTGGTCTAACTAGCTCTGCAATTAAACAGTACCAAAACAAAGCTAGGGAAGAATAATGCGTATAGATGAAATATACGATCCTGCTAGGGATAGAAGTGTAGTTAGATTATCTACAGACGTTCGCAGACCTCAGCTGACACTTAAACACCTACAACAGATGCGCAAGTCTAGGGACTTCAAAAGAATCGAAGAGATTGAGCGTATGAAGCTGATGCAAATAATGTACGGAGGCGATGTAGGCGGCGGTGGCCCTGGCGGCGGCATGGGCGGCGGATTCGGCGGCGAAATTGATTTTGACGACGGACCAGCTTTAGGCGAAGAATAGTAAAAATAGTTATAAGTAGTAAGAATGCGCTTTTTGGACCAAAACCAGGCCCCTAGAGCGCATTTTTTTATGCGCTTCATAAATAGAAAATAGAAAAACTGTGATTTTTCAATAGGAGTGTAAGAACATGAACAAGCTAGAACAAGTATTTGACCTTCTTATTAATGAAGACAATACTGCTGCTTCGAAACTCTTTCACGAAATCGTTGTTGAGACAGCACGTGACATTTATGCAGATGTTTCAAAGGCTGTTGGTGTTTCTGAATCTTCGTACGAAGAAGACGCAGAGGAAGACGATTCCGAAAAGAAGGACAAAGTAGTTAAAGAAGAAGACATGGGTGAATTGTCTGACGAAGTATCTGACGAAGTATCTGATGCTGACGTAGACGACGAAATGTCTGACGACGAAGTTGAAGTAGACGACGAATTGTCTGACGAAGACTCAGGCGACGTTGAAGACCGCGTTGAAGATCTTGAAGCTGCGTTTGCTGAATTAGCTGCTGAGTTCGAAGAACTTGCAGGTGATGATGTAGACATGGACGCTGATCCAGAAATGGACGGCGGTGACTTAGACAGCGAAATCGACGATCCAGAAATGGATTCTGACGAAGAGCTAGCTGGTACACTATAAGGGATAATGATGAATAAGCTGTATGAATATATGGGTCCTGAACGTTCGCAAATTCGTATTACCGAAGGTGCAGACGATAACGGGCGTGCTTTTTATATGGAAGGCATCTTCATACAAGCTGACGTTCGAAATCATAACCAGCGCGTTTATCCAATGGACGAAATCAGCAGTGCTGTCGCTCAACTTAAAGAGCGTATGGAACGCGGAGAATCTGTCCTAGGTGAGCTGGATCATCCCGATGAACTAACAATTAACTTGGATCGTGTTAGTCATGTTATCACCGACATTTACATGAAAGACAATAACGGAATTGGCAAACTCAAAGTGATCGAGAATACCCCTTGTGGTAAAATCGTTCATGGCTTGCTTAGTTCTAATGTTCGTCTTGGTGTGAGTTCGCGCGGTTCTGGTAACGTAGACAACCAGGGCTATGTGAGTGACTTTGAAATCGTAACGGTTGATATAGTTGCCCAACCTTCTGCCCCGGAAGCATATCCGCAAACAATTTATGAGAGTCTATTTAACATGCGCGGTGGCGCTGGAATTTATGAAGCTGCTGCGCAGGCTGCGCACGGTGACAAAGTTGCAGATAAACACCTACCGTCAATGCTAATGGCGCTCATAAAAGAGTTAAAACCTTAAAAGGAGAAAGCCGAATGAGTGTTAACAAAGTTTTAAAAAATGCTCAACTAAGTGAGTCTGATCGTAACATGGTTCAAGAAGCATGGGACAAACAGATCGCTGAGGCTCGTAGTTCAATTGGTGCTGAGCTTCGTCGTGAGTTTGCTCAAAAATATGAGCACGACAAGTCAACAATCGCAGAAGCTGCTGAAAAATTCGTTAGCGATGAATTACGCGAGGCTATGACTCGTATTGCTAATCAAGAAAAAGAGCTAAGCGAAGCCAAAGCGAAGTTACAAAAACAGAATGCTAAGCAACTAAGAGCTATGCAGGAATTTGTGCTTCGTAAGCTTAAAAGCGAAGTTGGCGAGTTGCATGAAGATCGTAAACGTATGAATGAGTCAGTTAAGAAAGCGAATGAATTCATTAAAGAATCTATCGCTAACGAGTTAACTGAATTCGCTCAAGATAAGAAAGCACTTAATGAACAACGCGTCGCGTTGATCAACGAAGGCCGCGCTAAGCTGCGCGAAGCCAAAGCGAAATTTATCGCTCGTGCGAGTAGCAAGACATCTGAACTAGTAGAATCAACCCTACGTTCTGAATTGACTGCTCTTCGCCAAGACATTGCCGAAGCTCGTGAAAACAAGTTCGGTAGAAAAATATTCGAGGCATTTGCATCAGAATTTGGTGGCTCTCTACTTGTAGAAGGCACAGAGCTGGGCACTGCTAAGAAGGCAAACGCCAAGGCATCTCAAGCGATTAAGAAACTGTCTGAAGCTCAAAACAAGCTTAAGACGGAATTAGAAATCACTAAAGATAACCTGGCTCGCACCCGCAAGATGAACGAGATGTTATCTCCACTTAGCGGGCGACAACAATCGGTGATGGAAGGTTTGTTAGAGAGTGTTCAGACTAAAGATCTGGATAAAGCTTTCAAGCGATATCTACCAACTGTATTGGGCGAACAACAACAAAAACCGTCAGAAGGACGTTCTAAACTGTCCGAACGCAGAAACCGCAATTCTACTTTAAGTGCCAGAGATGGCCGTCGTAGAGGTGCTGAGTCTCGTCGGAAGCAAGTAAACGAATCGAATGATGACGTAGAATTGAAAGAGATTACACGACTAGCTGGTATCAGCAAAGTTTAAGTCTCTACACTAATTAAGAATAATCAAGGAGAATAAGATGAGTAAGGTTCTTAATGAGAATTGGGGAGTTACCAAGAACGCTTTGCTGGAAGGCCTTCAGGGTTCTGTTCGCAAGACTACTGATGTAGTACTGGAAAATGCTCGAAAGCAAGCGCTTAGAGAAAGTGCCACGCATGGTTCAACCGGTACTGGTAATATCGCCACTGTAAACAAAATTATGCTTCCGTTGCTGCGCCGCGTTATGCCTAGCACGATTGCAAATGAAATCATGGGTGTTCAGCCGATGACTGGTCCGGTAGGCCAAATCCATACTCTACGTGTAAACTACGCAGAAGACGGTGCTGGTTTTAAAGCTGGTCAAGAAGCGTTTAACCCGTTTGACATCGCGAAAGCGTACTCAGGTAACAACGTAGCGAACTCGTCTACGTCGCCACTACCTGGTCCAAGTTCAACTGCCTCTATGGAAGGTGAACCTGGTCGCCGTATGTCTGTAAACATCTTGAAAGAGACTGTTGAAGTTAAATCTCGTAAGCTATCTGCGAGCTGGACTTTCGAAGCTGCACAAGATGCTGAAGCTGTTCATGGCATCGACATCGAAGCAGAAATCATGGAAGCTATTGCGCAAGAAATCACAGTTGAAATCGACCAAGAACTACTTGGCCGCTTACGCAACCTAGCTGGCGCACCTGCACAAAGCTACGATCAGAACGCTGTTTCTGGTACTGCTACATTCGTAGGTGACGAGCACGCCGCTCTTGCAACTATGATGAACCTTGAAAGTAACTTGATCTCACAACGTACACGTCGTGGTGTTGCGAACTTTGCGGTAGTAAGCCCTGTGGCACTAACTATCCTACAGTCTGCGACTACTTCTGCGTTCGCACGTACCACTGAAGGTAAGTTCGATGCACCTCTTAACACTAAGTTAGTTGGTACTCTGAACAACGCTATGAAGATCTACGTAGATCAGTTTGCGTCTTCTGACGAAGCTGTATTACTAGGTTATAAAGGCAACGAGACTGACGCTGGTGCGTTCTACTGTCCTTATATCCCACTTCAATCAGTTGGTCCAATTATTGATCCTACTACTTTCCAACCAGTAGTAAGCTTCATGACTCGTTACGGTTACGTTGAGTTAACTAACACTGCAAACTCTTTCGGTAACGCAGGCGACTACTACAGCCGCATCGGTATCAACACTTCTAACTTGTCATTCTTCTAAGAGTGATTTGTTGAAATTAAAAAAGCCGCTTTCGAGCGGCTTTTTTGTTGCTCGGAATTCTGTTAGTATATAAATAACTATAAAGGAGGACGTATGTAAATCGTAGAAGATAGAAAACTAGGAAACCCAGTTAGAGAACCGTAAGGAATTTTCTTGCGGTGATATAAATTGTGCTGTATTGTGTGTAACACCTGAAAACTATACATGGATTATTACAATGCAGCCTTATGTGTATTATGGCTACGGTATTAAACTAGGCGAAGTTACTGAAGAAGAGTTTGACCAAATAGAAGATGATGACTTTTTTCAAATTGCTTGGTTTAGTGACGGTTGCCGTGAGCAAGATTCCGGCATTGCATTTATAGACAATGCGTATCACTCACCATGGGACGAAGACACTACGGAAAAACCTTCCCTGTCTTATGCTGTTGATACCGGTGATATTGACTCAGCGCGTATGAAGTATTTGCCGGAGTTACAAAAAGTTCTTGACCATCCGATGGTCAAAAAGTATAATAAGCAGATTAAATTTTACGTTTGTTGTACTGAAGTTTAACAGTAAATGTGGCCCTGATTTGGCATAAGTAGCCGGTCTCTAAAACCGCGAAAGTGGGTTCGAATCCCGCCAGGGTCACCAACCTAGTTTACAAGGATATCTAATGGTAATTCCTGTTGTCAATATTTATTGCATCAACTCGCCGTTCATTTGCTCGTTCGGTGGGCTATGCCAATATACAACATCGTCTGGTGGCTGCCATTACCCTGGCCCGTGCAAATTTAAAGTATAATTAAGGAGAAACGTCATGCGTTAGAACACTCAAAAACCATCACTTAAAATGTGGCGCTGGGGCAACGATAAGTTCGCCACTGGCTATAGAATATTCACTTTATTCCATTCCAAAACACTCGGTATCGACTTGTATCTATTCAGGTATCCCGAGGGCTCATTCATTCCTAAGCATAAAGATCCTAAAACAAACGGACCTACTACTCGTATAAACTTAGAACTCCGTAAAGCTCAGCAGGGCGGTGTTTTCAAGTGTAAGCGTAAATGGTCGTTGTTTGATAGATTACACGTCTTTAGAGCAGATAGAGACTATCACTCTGTGTCTAAAATAGAGAAAGGCTCTCGTTGGGTTTTGTCTTTAGGGATAGCAAACGTGTTCAAGAAACCGAGATAATCGTCTATTTATTGGAAGTAATAATCAAGAATAAGCCGAGTGTGATGAATAACATACCGGCTACTTCTTGTATGTTGACTATCCTGTCTTTAAAAATCATTGTTTGGATAATTATTGCGCATAAGAATGAGCATCCTTGCGCTACGAGCGCAAGGGCTGGGTAACTATAATGTGATGATCCCGTACTGTAAAAATAAGTATATAACCCGGTAGCAAGCCAAGTTATCGGAACGCATAAAAGTGATATGTAGAGTGAGTCTTGTAAATTGTTACTTCCTCTACTTATCGCCCATATGTTTGGAATCTGAACGAGTATTGACGCGCATAATATCGTTAACCATATCATTATTATTATATCCTTGATAAACCCCGTTGATTATATAAGGTGCGCGACAATTAGTCAATAAAATGCTAAATAGACATATATAAAGAATAAGGTACCCTTTGATGAGATTCCAAGATATTAAAGAAGCCCGTAGAACTGGAGACGGTATTTCTTATAAAGAGAAAAAAGTAAAGGGTGAGCTGGACCGTGTTATAGCCGAATTGAGCGGTAAAGAATCACAAATGTTCACCGTTGCTGCTAAATACTATCGTAAGATAGCTCAAGAAGAAGAAAAAATTAAAAGAGCACGCGATGCTCTAAATGAAAAAATGAAGCAACGGTTCGATACGCTTTTTGATCCAACGGATGTGATCTACACTCGCGTAATCGAAACGGCTAGCTTAACCGTTTCAATGAGTAAGAAGTCTGAGAAAACCACCCAAACGGTGACAGACGTAGACGGCTTATTCGAAGACCTATTAGGCCTTGCTCCTGAATTAGCTGACAAAATCGGCCAGTTACGAGAGCAATACGTGAAAGTTGAGAACAAAGTTACTCAGTCACGTCTAGGCAAACCGAAGTTACACGATCCCAAGGAATCAGTTGACAACGGCGAAAGTGCACTCGCGGAAGGAGTGCTTGATAGTATCGTCGACTCTATCAAAGCTTACGCTATTAAACTGATGAATTGGATTAGTGACTGGGCGCGGGGGTACGACCGCAAGCTTGATTCAATCAAGTCTAGAGCACAGGGCGTCGGAATCCTGTAACGTACCGAATTTACTCTAATCGGTAATATTTAGGCCCCCTTGTGGGGCCTTTCCGTATCACTTTTCCAGCCTCGCCTTAACTAAATACTATGAAAATATATCAGGGAATGAATAACTAATGTCCTATGAATTTAATATCAATGGCGGCACGCGTTTTGTACTAACTAACGGTGAGTCATCAGGGATTGAAAACATTCGGTTAGAAGGGTCTGTTATTATAACAGAAGACTTAACTGTGCTAGGTAATAACACGGTTTTGGAAACTTCAACCGTAACAATTGAAGATACAATTATTACTATAGGCCGCGGCACTGCTGAACTAGACCCGAGTGATGCGTTTTTGTCTGGCGGCTTGATTGTAGAAAGGCCGTCAGGTGAGAATCATAAAGGACTTTGGTACACACCTTCGGCGGCTAGTTTTATATTCGGTGAAACAACAACAGACAGTGAAGGCCAAGTTGCCGAGTTAAGTCCGGACGCGTATACTAATGTTTCCATGGGCCACTTAACTGTGCATTATAACGCTGACGGCGCTGCTGATGCGTACATCGGTGATCCTTCAACTAAGTTTACCTCTTCGGGTACAGTGCAATTCGGTAAGCTATCTAATGCTGAGTCAACGAACATACAAGGCGAAAATGCTTCTTTTGAAAATCCCAAAGACGTCCGCGTCAAAACAGGCGGCGCTGTACGTGAAGAAGTTCGTGTAGAGGACTCTAGCTTTGGTGAATGGCGTGTTCGTACTTCGTCGCTAGTTGGCGCAGCTGGATCAGAAATCGTTTATGACCAAGACCTTTATATGGGTAACGGTGAGTTCACTTACAATGGTGATACTGTACTTACTATGGGTTCTGGCGACTATGTTGTTTCTATTAACGACTTGCAAGGCGTAGTCGAGTTTAGGTTATTTGACTTACTAGACGTCGAAGGCGATCACCAAGAGTTTGCTGGTGCACCGAGAGAAGACGGTAAGTACTTGAAATTCAACGCTAGTGAAGGTGTTTGGCTGCCGTCTTTTATTACTCATATAAACGAGATAGAAAACGTTAACGCCAACGAGATTGCAGGCCGTGTGCTACAATATCGACTAGACTCATCTGACGGTGTGTATCGTTGGATGGAGTCTACTGTCGCTATGCCTGAGAAACTGTTCCAGCTATTGGATGTAGACATGTCAACTGAGACAGAAGCCGAACCCGGTCAGTCTCTTATATGGTTTGAAGAAGACGAAGTATCCGGAGCAGGCTTCTGGCGCCCGTCATTCATCCCTAGTATACACTCAATCATGGATGTAGAAAGCACGCTGCCAGACGCCGGAGACGAGGGTAAAGCCTTAATCTGGAATAACACAACAGGAAAGTGGGTTTTAAGCGCTACGAGCTTTGTAGAGGTATTAGACGACCTTGCTGACGTTAATGGTGTGCTTAATCTTGACGACAAAGCGTTTCTTAAGTATGACTTGGACAACTCGCAATGGGCGCCTGGTTTTGTAGACGACATCGGCGAGATTACTAATGTTAGGGAAATGTCAAACGGGCTGTCGCAGGACAACAATCTTCTTAAATACAACTTCAGTGACCAAGTTTGGGAAGCCGGTATAATCGACGATTTAGCTGAAATCGGCAACGTCTATATTCCTGATTACGGTACTGTAGAAGAAGGCCATACAATTAAGTGGGACGTGGTAAACGCTCGCTGGGTCACTGGTCCTTCTCTGTCCAGGCTATTTGATGTGACTGATGTTAAAGAAACTGAAGGCTCAATGGCGGAAGGCCGTTTCCTTGTTTGGCGCGCTAACGGGCCAGACGGTCCTGGCTGGTATCAGTCTGACATGTCTCAAGTGCAAGTCCTAGATGACCTGAACGACGTTATTATCGATCAAGGCGATTTATCAGACGGTAAAATCCTGCGATATAACAGCTCTTTGTCCCAATGGGAACCGGGCATTATACAGCAAATTACCGAGATAGGCGACGTTACAATTGATTATGATCAGCAGTCAGTAAACGGCATTAGAGATCAACACGTATTAAAGTGGAACGGTAGTCGCTTCGTAAACGGGTTTGTCAGTAAAATATCAGACATTGAGAACGTCGACGCTGTTGACAACCCGACAGACGGTGACTTTTTACGTTATGTTGAGAGCACAGGCCGTTGGACTAACAGCCCGATTAACTCAATCGACGAAATAGTAAACGTTCAATTAGGCGGAATAGCCGATGGAAAAGTATTAGAATGGGATTCGTCTGCGAATGCCGGCCAAGGCGCGTTCGTGCCAAGCGCCGGGTCTCGTGTTGAATATTTCGGTGACTTGGTTGATGTTACTGTTCCTGAAGACCCATCGCAAATAACGGTTGGGTCTGCGCTTCGCTTTAACGGTAGTAAGTGGACACCGTACGATTATTCATTCCCTGAGGCTATCGGTGATATGAATAATGTTATTATCACCGGACCTGTTACCGGCGACGCCCTTTTATTCAACGGTACTGACTGGGTTAATGGCAATATACCGCATCCTACTCGCTTAGAACAGCTACGTGACGACGTTGATTTGGACACTCCGCTTAACGGCGAAGTATTAATGTACGATGGCACTAATTGGATTAACTCAACCGCGGTAGTAGTTGACGTATTAGACGATTTAGATGACGTTGAATTGAACTCACCAAGAGACGATCAATTCTTGCGCTACGACATTGCAGAAGCGCGTTGGAAAAACCAAACTGTAAAAATTCCATTAAACATTTTGGATCTTGAAGACGTTAATCCTAACTATAGATTACCAGACGATAACCCTTATTATGAAGAGCCACAAACCGGCGAAGTACTTCGTTATAATGGTGTATACTGGGAAGGTGTTACTCTACCTGTTTATGATCAGTTAGATGATCTATTGGATGTGACTATTAGTGGCGCAGCCGTTGATCATGTGCTGTATTACAACGGCGCTGGCTGGCAAAACCGCAAGCTAGACTTCATATCTAATATGGATGATTTACTCGATGTTAGCGCTGATTCACCCACCAACGGCTCTATATTGATTTATGACGGCCCTGCGTCTGAATGGGTTGCGAGTAGTGTAGGCGATTTAAACATTGTAATTGACGATTTAGATGATGTCGACACGCTTAACGTACAAGCAGGCCACGTGCTAACGGCTGTACCTAACGGCGAAGGATTTTTATGGACTAACCAACCCCCGGCTTATAGTACTTTGGGTTCACTAGATGACGTTAACGATGGCTCACGCGCACTAGGCAAATACTTGCGTTATGATGGTACTCGCTGGGTTGCTAGTGAGCTAGTTACTAGTGAAATTTTAGACTCGTTAATTGAAGAATTATCACTAGATGAACTAGGCGATGTCACTATAGACAATACTCTAGACACCGGTCACATGCTTGTTCATGTAGAGGGCGTATGGGTTAACCAAAACGTAGGCGAAGCTTTCGGGCAATATGCAACGATAGGTGATTTAGGTAACGTTACCGCTGACGCGCCACTAGCAGGTGACACAATTGTTTATGACGATGTAACTGGCAGATATGTGTCTGTTAACTTGGTTCAAGTAGTTAAAACTGGCCTTAATCTTGCAGAGCTAGCAGGGACTGAAAACGGTGAGCAGTATGTATGGGATGCAACTGGCGCCGAGTGGGTAGTTAAGCACTTAGGTGATCCGTCAGGAGAACCTGACGCCGGTAAAGTTCTTACTTGGGATGGCACCAAATGGACCACCCAAGATTTACCTGAAGACAAGTTCATCAAACTATTAAGTGAATTAGACGACGTTCAAACCGACGATTTGGCTTCCATACAAAACAACCAAATACTACGCTGGAATGCCGCGAGTCAGTACTGGGAGAACGTTGATTGGCCTAGTATTTCACTGCACATGTTAGAAGACGTTGACTTCGTTACGCCTGATTTGAATGATTTGGTCGCATACGACGGTACTAGGTGGGTTAACTTAGACTTGCCGGTAATTGCAGGCAATGTGCTTGAGCTAGATAACTTGTCTAACGTAAATGCTTCTGTTCCTAGCGACCAACAAGTATTGGCGTATAGTGCCGCTAATGGTGAGTGGCAGAGTACTGATATTGCTACGGTTGCAAATAACAACCTAAATTTATCCGACTTGGCTGATGTGTTTGATGGCGTATCGCCAAGTGGCGAAACCAAATATTTGGCTTGGGACTTTGACAACTCTCGATGGAGTGTTAGTTCAGTATCATTAAACGCATTCGCAATCAACGAACTAAGCAACGTTACCATATCGTCACCGGCTGCTGGTAATTTCCTTAGATTCGACGGTGTAGAGTGGATAAACGATAGTGTGATTATCCCGACTACATTGAATAGCTTGTTAGATGTTAGTACAACAAATCCAACAAATGGCGCTTTCTTAGCATATGAGGAAGAGTCGAATGAATGGATTGCTAGGAACTATCTAATAGTTGAGTCACTTAGTGATTTATCTGACGTTAACACAACAGGTGTACAGCCAGGCGACACACTAATATATCAAGGCGGGTCGTGGGTTCCTATCCAATTACCGCCTGTAACACTCGAATCACGTGACTTGACTGATATATCGGATACCGCAGCTACTGACGGCCAAGTCCTGTTATGGAACGAATCCGCAGGGAAATGGGAACCAAACAACCTACCGGATCCGTTTATTCCTGAGGTTTTAAACGACTTAAGCAATGTTAACGTTCCTGCACCGTCGGCAAATGACGTACTTGTATTTGACAACGTTAGTGGCGAATGGATAGCTGCTGCTTTCAGTACTTTGGTTAATGTAGAACTCGGTCAAATCACTAATGTTTCGTTATCAAACGTTGTTGATGCCCATGTATTGGCGTATAACTCTGCTTCGGGTGATTGGGAGAATACACCGATAGGTTCGCTAGGGGTCGACGTGGGTGACTTAGGCGACGTCACCGGTACAGCGAGTGCTGATAACCGTTTCCTTGTTTACAATGACACTACTGGGAAATGGGATATTACTGAATTCCAGACAATCAGTATGATTAAAGATGTCAATGCAGCTGGCGCAGCAAGCGGTGATGCTCTTGTTTGGAATGGCACGCAATTTGTTCCTGGGTCACCAGGCAACGTAAATGCCGAATCACTAAATGGCCAGCCAGCGTCGGCATATTTGCGCTCGGATGAAGCTGATGCAGGCGTAGCACTAGAACTCAGTGACGTAAGGCCTCTTGCTTTTTCTAGTTCATCAGAGGTTAGAATTGGTGCTGACTCTGCTCCGCGACTTGGTGTATATGCCCCGCGTGTTAGTGTGTTAGCTGATAGTATATCGTTGAATTATAGTCCGCTAGACGCTGCTGGTGTCAAATTTGTACCTGACACGGCGCCTGCACTTAGTGAAGCTGGCTTCATGTGGTGTGATTCAAGTGATAACTCGTTAATGTTTTATAACGGTACTGAGCAGCTTAATATCTCAAATATAGCAACTCAGAATTATATAGTTAATGACACTGACGGCGAGCTTACTAGTCTAACTATTACGGCAGCCGAAGCGAAGATGTATGTAGAGGGCACGACTAACGAGAATACACGTTTCACGTTCTCTGACAAGGCCACAGACAAAGCCGCACTTGTTGACATGGGCGCAAGCATACTAACTGATATCGGCGGCACTAACGGTAACGCTGGCGCTCAGACGGTATCGGTTACTGGTAAAACAGTGTTGTACAGTGACGCAGGTGACGTGTACAGACGTAACGGATCTGGCACTGATCGATTGGCGACGATTGCCGACATACAAGCTGAAATTATAACAGCTAACGCGAGTTATACGACAGTGAGTGGCAACTCAGTGGCGCTAAGTGAAGGTAATAGTTTAGTTCGCTACGCTATTCCTGATAACACAACAAGTGTAATGAACATCTCTGGCCTAGATCAATTAGAAACTGGTAACTCAGTAGTTATAGCGGCAACGGCAAATACCGTTATATCTAATTGGGGTGCTAACTCTAGATTAAGAATGGAGGTTACTGGCTTAACAGGTATGTACGTAAATGGCGTATATACGTCAGGCACTACACATATTATTGACTTAAGTGCTACGCCTAATATTACGCTTTACTTCTACGAAGACGGATCTAATAAGTACTTTATTTGTCAAGCGTCCTAGACGCTTGACTTGTAAAACGTGTTACTTATGCACGGATATGTAGGATATTCGGGGGCTTCATCAATCATTTGGTGAAGCTTTTTTATATTCTTTTTAGGCCTAAGAGTGTGCGCTACTCCTTTATGTAAAGGCGTAGGCCATTGACCTATATTGACCCAGGCATAACTTATATGCTCGTCGTTCAAAATTGGCGTGAATTCGCTTGGTATTATCCAGACGTAAGTGTAATAGAAAAAGTTACTGTCAGCGCCTTGATAGATGTCAAACGGATGCACTTTTAAGGCAGTGGGTACCTTCCCTATTTCCTCGTGAAGCTCGCGCCTGAGCCCGTCTATTGTAGTTTCGCCGTTTTCAATCTTGCCGCCCCAAATACCCCATCCGGCTCGTTTGGTATTTGCTTTATTGCGTAGGGCGAAAAGAACACGTCGAGTGTCCTTCGCCACAATAATACAGCCTGCCGCACTTATTTGATTAGAATTTTCCATCGTTCCGGTCCGTATTCGTTTAAGTATGTGTAAACCCAGCCGTTTATTTTATCGTATTTAAGGTGCTTATTGCTGCTAGAGACATAAACAAAATCAGTTACGTCTTCGTTAGCCCTGTCCTCGGCAATTTTACGATTAAAAACAATAACCCAGCGACCGTCCTTAAACTCGATAATATCATCAGCTTCGGGTAAAGTGTGACAATCAAAAAGCCAATTTTCGCTGTGTTGCGTTAAATCCGAAGTCAGTATATAACGCTGACCTTCAGCAGGCTCTGGCAAGCCGTTTCCTGGTTCTGTTTTATTCGGGTTAACAAGCCTATCAACATTCGGTAACGTGTTGGTAGGCAACGTTGTTTCGTCTAATTCGATCCCAATAATGTAAGAGTTACTAGGCATTTCTGTAAACTTGAAATAAATGTCGCCTTGTTTATTAGTAGGAAAACTCGCAACGTTCACAACCAAAAATGATTCCAGACCAGTCTGGTAGAATGATTCCTTCCAATTTACGGGTTTCCCTTCTCGGTCAAATAGCCCGGCCTGCATGTCATGTAAGCCGTCGACTCCTATTTTGATGTAGTAGTCTTCGGCACGTACAATTTGTGTCTTGCGCTCTTCAAACTCCATCACACCGGCGGCTGGATCGTAAAACTTAGACATCTCTTCTTCTGAAATCTCTTTAGTAACATCCAAGCTCAATACAATATCCTCTATTAAACGCGAGCGCGTAACCTTAGCCGGCGGACTGATTTCAATAGGCACGTTGAATGTTAGTGACGCATATTCGCGCTCTTCATCAATTTGGTTACCTATTGAACGGTTAGTCCAGACAATATCATCCAAGCGTATAGAAGTGATATTAGACCAGTCCAACATATTTGAATTTTGTTGAATTACCACATCTGGGTTAAACACCATAAGTATTTGCTCAATAATTTGCATCTTAGTGGTTGTGGTATTTGTTGAAATGTCAAGCTGAATAGTCAAGTTATAAGGCGCTGTCATATGGCGCTCGACATCTATTTTGTTTCCCTTGCCTGACCTGTCGTACCCGTCTTCTGTATGGCGCTGCTCAACTACAGACACAGTAGACGTGTGAGTTTGATGCTTTCTACGCTCAGGCGCTGGCTTTAGGTCTACAATGTAGTAACTCATAATAACGCCCGGTAAGATAGAGTTCTCACTATTCTTGTTAAGAATTTGTGCTGCTTGGCGTTGCATGTCGCCGTAAATGATAGGAACCTCGTGTTCGGTGAATATCCCGTCACTGTTGGGACCTGTCTGATATCTTAGGAAGCTGAACGTCCTCATAAACTGTATCAGATAACGTCTTATTTGCTTATCATAAAAGAATGTGTTCATTAGTCTTCCTTGGGTTTAACCACGCTACTCAGAGCCTGACGTTGTTTGATAGTAGTGCCGTCAGTCATCTTGTCTGTTTTGTCGTTATCTATGAAGCTGTCTGTTACGCGGTTAGCCGCAGTCCACGGCTTCTTAACATAGTCGATTGTAATTTTCTTAAACTTCTTGCCTTGTTTTTGATACAATGTTGCAGGCGAAAAGTCAGTGCGCAAAAAGTAGTCACCGTCTTCCATTTCTTCCGGGAACTCGTCGCCCTCGCCAAACACTTCTGTACTATGAGGCGGAGCACCATCACCTGATCCGTAGTAGAATTTCGGATCGCCGTTATCGTCTTCGAATATATAAAGGTGTTGCGATGTGGTGACAAGTGGATCACTAGGCACGTAGCTTTCTGCTTCTTCAAGACCAGATTGTTTTATTTCGTCTAACGTTGATTTGCCGCTAATAATACTGGCGAGTGTTAGCCCGCCGTCGTCGACACCTGCCACATCTTGGTGACTACCGTGCCCGGACTGGTCAACATCAACTGGTATTTTGTTGCCGTCTGCGTCTAGTACAAACGTAATGCCAGACGAACCTATGATGTCGGAGTACAAATCACTAGCTGAAAGTATTTTAGCTTTTATGCGCCAAATATGTGGCCACCACCTCGGATCGTATCCGGTGTCTGACTTGTACCCGTCTTGCACAACGAAAAATTTGTTGTACGCCGGCGCGTCTTCGCCTAAGGCAAAATGCTCTCGTAAGTGTGGCAACTCTAACACGTCACCGTTCATTAGTTTTCTTCCCAGGACGTCAACCATTTGGTTGATGTGGAAGTCAATTACAATAGTGTCGTTAGACAGCATGAAGCCGAACTGGGTTAAGTCAAACTCAGTATCATTCGGCGTATACGATCCCGGCAATTCGTAAATCGCATCATCGTACTTCCTGTTTCTGTTTTCCATGAAAACAACGTCTTCAATAGTTGACTCGTCTCCCTGGCTAGTACCTGCGTATTTGTGGATAAAGACACCTGTCCCGCCCACTTCAAAGTTTTCTTTTATAACGCGGTCTAGAAAATGGTAATCGCTGGTCTTTTTAGGATTCCATAGCTTGAGTTTCGGCATTGTAAATTCCTGAATATAATTACAAGTATTTACCAAAAAGGCCTTGCACATTGGCGGGTAGATGTTAGAGTTAGATTGTAACCAAAAACAAGGTGAAACTTATGACAAAAGCGACTAATAAAATTGTAATACACGGTATCGACGACGCCGAGATTGTATCCAGACAATTATCTTTAGGGGTAGCACCACGCGAAGAGGTTGAAAAATTTAAACTCTTCATTAGCGAAAAACTAAAAGACGATCCTGAGTTCCTTTCTATTTGCATCGTGCGTTTTGATCCTGTACTGTACGGTACGTCGATAACAAGCAAAGAGCACAACGACAAAAATGATGTTGTTATTGATGTGAATGTACTACGTGCGCTTGCCGTTGTTATGGATCGCGCCTATCCTGAAATAGCCAAGGTCCTACGAGCAGAAGCACAAATTAATTTCTACAGAGTTGGTGACTAATGACAGTTCAAAGAATTGGCTACGCCTGCAAATATGTTGTGGACGACAAAGCCGAATACAAACGTTTAAATCAGCGAGCAACGACTAGGAAAAAACTGATGTCGTTGCCAGTACCTGACGCCCGAGCGCTAGTGCGAGAGATTGTTGAGCACAACATTAACTCAATGGCGCTACAGTTTAGTAAGTTAGCGACAATGCCGCTTGCCTTGCGTATGTGTCGTATAGGGTCGGAAGTAATCCCGCTTTACAGTCACGAGTATTTTAGTGATGTATTGTACCCTGAAAATGACGAAGCAACGGTCGAATTTAACGAATTCCTGTCAGCGGGGCTTTATGCTGTTGGCGAGTTTGCGCGGGCAAACGACATACGCCTGAGTTTTCATCCAGGCCAATTTACCGTACTCGCAAGTGACCGATCCGACGTCGTTGAAAAGTCTATTATTGAGTTCGAGTACCACGCGACTGTGGCTCGTTTAATGGGTTACGGCCGTGAGTTTCAAGATTTCAAATGCAATGTCCATTTATCAGGCAAAGGTGGCGTCCCGGTCTTCCGTGAAACATTCGAGCGCTTGAGTCCCGAAGCCCAACGCATAATTACGATTGAAAACGACGAGTTCACAAGTTCACTTGACCGCTGCCTGGAAATAGCCGATCTGTGTCCTGTCGTGCTTGATGTACATCACCATTATATTAACTGCGGCCAGTACATACAGCCAGAAGACCCGCGCATAGAAGAAGTTATAGCGTCCTGGCGCAGCAAACGACCGGTACTACATTACTCGGTATCGCCTGAAGAATATGTGCCCCAGACTACCGGTTTCCCTTCGCTTTCGGAGTTAGTTGAGTCCGGTATACCTCGTAGTAAGTTAAGAAAACATAGCGACTTTTACCATAACACATGTATGAATAAATGGATAGCGAAATTCAGAGACAAGTTTGATATAATGTGCGAGTCCAAAATGAAGAATGTAGCTTCATTCCAACTTTACGAATCCATAAAATAACACGAATGGATCTTGGTAAATATAAACAAAAACCAAGGTCCGACAGTGAAATATATTGTAAAAGTTGCACAACCCTATACCATCGATGAGGTGGTATCTGAGTTTGGATTATCCGTTGTTAAAATCCTACAAGCTGTCAGTGGCTATTTGATTATTGACGAAACGGATAATGAAAAAATAGTTGAAATGCGAAAATCAGGGAAGTTTCGCATTATTGACGCTGAGCGCGAAATATCACGTTTCCCCGAAGAACACAACCAACCAATTGAAAACATTGAGTCACAGGATTCCACATCTGACTCACAACTACCTGCAGTGAAATATTGGCATCTAAACGCAATCAGTAATACTGCCGGCGCGACTTCGGTCTATGAAGAATACGACTTTAGACTAGACGGATCCGGTACTGATATATACATAATTGATTCTGGCATTAATCCCGATCACCCTGACATAACGGGCCGCGTGTTTTCTGTACCGGGTGTTGATTCAGATGTAGAATACAACTTAACTGATACTGACGGCCACGGGACTACGGTAGCCATTTTCGCGGCCGGAATTAACGCAGGCATCGCACGCGGTGCGCACGTATGGTCAGCAAAGTGGGAAACCACTAATATCCAAATAGCAATAGCGCTTGATGCGGTATTAGCGCACCATCAAAATAAAAGTAACGGTCGCCCAAGTATCGTAAACATGAGTTTCGGCACAAATGTTACGAGTGATAATCCTTATTATCACAGTGACGAGCCTGATAATATTAAACCTTTTGACGAGTACAGTACTGATATGGCTAAGGCGATGATTGCTGCAGGCATGCATGTTGTAGCGGCTGCCGGTAACGGGTTTGAGAATAAAACTAACGGCACCTTTTTGCCGATGTTGGCAGAACTAATCAACCCAGCCCAGGCGAGTATTACCTCAGATGTAATTACCGTAGGCGCCACAAACACTGGCAGATATACAATTGCCAACCAAAGTCAAGAAAGTCCTAATAACGAAATGTCAGTGTTTTCTAACTACGGCCGTGCTGTTACTATTTCGGCACCGGGACATCGTTTGCCTCATTTGCGTTACGATCAAACGTATCATTTTGACTTCTCCGAATACGTGGTGTCAAGTGGTACTAGTTTCGCCGCACCGTTGGTTGCTGGGGTAATTAGTTGTTGGTTGCAAGAAAAACCATCCGAGACCCCTGCTAGTATAAAATCACAATTAGTGAGTATAGCGTCTGACGGGCTTATGTCCAATTTAGGCGGCACGCATGAAAACACAGACGGTGTAATTGCATGGGGCGGTGATATAATACAGGTAGAAGACACAAGCGAAACGGACGTTGAGTATTCGGTTTACGATTATCAGATTGATCTAACTACACCGAATAAAATTCTATTCAACCCATGGCAAACGTATACCCCTGTTTATAATAACTCTAGTTTAAGCCAGATCAGCGGGGACACGGACGGGAATATCGCACCAGTGGATCTTGCAGCCGTATTTCAAACGATACTGGGAGAAGAGCCCTACGGTGTCCAGTACAATTATGACGGCGGTATACCGGGCGTGACTATTGACTCCGGCGGTACGTTATCTGGTACGGCAGTGCCCGCTGGCGAGCATACGTTAGAGATTGAATTCACCAACGGTTACCAAACATTCACCCGTGTATTTGATTTGACTATCCCGTCTATATATGATACGGAGTGGGTAACATTCACTGGACGATTGACTGTGGAGCAAGCATAAGTATGATAAACAGAATAAAGAACTTTTTTAAGAGTCTTATATCTCCGCCTAAAAAGGAAGGATTAATCCTAAACGCCAAAGCAGAAATTCTGTCTAATTGGTCGTTTATTATTAGCGGAGATCGTAACCCTGCTAAGTCGACCAATAATTTTGCGGCAGTTCAGTTCAGGACTTCAACTGGCCAAGTGTATGTAAACGATCACACGGATTCGGATATGAGCTCTCAAACCGGGTATGTAAGCCGTGCAACATTCATGAACGTCAACGACACTAGTGATTTCAGTGACTATTATATTTGGGTTACTACTGAAAATTTCGACACGTTCAGCAACACTGCACCTGAAGAAGAAAAAACAACTCGCTGGCAACCGTTAGTTGATTACACGTTCAGATTTAGGTACGACCCAGAAGTGCATAACTCAAGTGCGTTTAATAGTGTGTGTAATGTTTATGTGGTCTACTCGCCTTTCGGTGAGCCTACCTCGGTGCCATTTGGTATGGATTTCAACGGAAGAATAACGTTTAATTACACCGAGGCTAAAACACTAACAGTTAACCCGAACATTCGCGATCACTATATATTATCCTCTTCGGGTAAGGAGCTACAGCCGCAGTCTTCTTTTTACATTAGTTTGACTGAGCTTAACTTAGCAGCACGCGGCCAGTATGGAGATGAATACGCCAACCAGATCGTTGCTGATAATACTCTTTTGGCAGGCGCAAACTCTAACCGTAGCTCAGCAACACTAAATGAAGAATGGCAAACAAACGAAAACGCCGGCGTGGTGTATTGTTATGTAAAGAAAATTAGCGGTGTAACCACCCATATGTCAGAGGGCTCGACGAGAATCAATAAGTGGTTCACGTTACCGGTATCGGGGTCGCCGTATGAATATACAGTAAAAGGTCATACTAACGGCACTGAATCATATCTCTTGTTTGAAATATACATATCGACATCGTTGCCTAATTTTGTGCCTGGCACGTTACGAGCACCGGAAGAAAGTAGCGAGTATTTTAGACTTTGTAACGTGACCCTGTATTCGCTAAAACATACCTAATATAAGTGAGTAACTAATGTCAAATCAAAAAAATAAATTAATAAAACAACTTAAACTTGAACTCGGTTCACAGATGATTGATGTCGAGTTAGACAAAGAGCACTACGAGCTGGCAATAGAACTCGCTATTGAGAAAATGCAACAGATTTCCGATGGTGGCGTGGAAGAAAGTATCTTGTTTATAACAGTACAAGAAGACATGGGTCTATACCAGCTACCCGACGAAGTAAAGCAAGTTCGACACGTACATCGCAGAGGGTTAGGCCACGCTGGGCAAACAATCACCTTCGATCCTTATGAAGCCAGCTTTATGAACATGTATATACTGAATAACAAGCAAACAGGTGGTCTTGCCACTTGGGAGTTAGCACACCACCATTTAGAAACAATGGGGCGACTGTTAGGTGCCGAGGTTCCGTTTATATTCAACCGTTCTAATAAGACGATTCACTTTCAGCGCAAGTTTAGGCGCGACGAAGAACTTATGTTGACTGTGGATAATGTTAAACCGGAGATCGCAATTTTGACTGATGGTGATAGCTTGCCTTTTGTGCGCAAATATGCACTAGGAAAATGCAAGGTAATGTTAGGCGAAGCGCGTGAGAAGTTTGCAACGATAGCAGGCCCCAACGGCGGAACTCAATTAAACGGCTCTCAGCTGAAAGCAGAAGGAATTCAAATGATGCAAGAAGCGGAGGAAGACCTTAAAAATTTACAAACAGGTAACGCGGGTTTGCCTGTTATTATAGGGTAATTATGAAATCAGGTATCATACATAACTCAAAAGACTTGAACAATGACGTAGTTGGTTCCGGTTATGAAGTCTCTACGTATGTTTTGAGCGGCGACGCTAATAATACTAACTCATATACCATGATGCGATTTTCTATGACTGAGGTGTTATTGGAAGCCGGCGGCATAGGTGAACGTGGCGCTGAGCAAGTACGCAAAAACGGCACACAAATTGGTACAACCGTTAACGGCTATAGACAAGTATCTGAGATCTGGAACAATAACTCAAACCCAACTAGCACATTGTGGTACTATGTGAAGGTCACTAATGAAGACGAACCTGGCTGGCACGCAGGTGAAAACCTAACCGATGCTTGGAACCCGTTAACGACAACAACCGGATCTAGATTTATTACCCGGCCTACTAATACAGGCCGAAACGCTAGATCAATAAGCATAGTAGAGCTTGAAGTTTACGTTAGGGCATCTGCGTCTAAACCTACGTTTACCCCGGGCACGTCTGGCGAACCGGTGTTTGATGAAAACTATGTGAAAATATGTGACGTTCTCTTGCGTAATACTTGGGAATACGAAGACAGGTGGCAGTTATAATGAAAGAAGGATTTACGTTTAATTCTAAAGGACCGGCTTTAGTTATGATGAGCGAGTACTACACCGGCGACGCCATTTTAGGTGTACCAGGCGACGGTATTATTTTTACAAGCGGTAGAAACTGGGTACCGCAATATCCGGGAGGCGGCGAATGGGAACCAGGCGGGCAATTTATAACTGTGCTGGACAACCCCGGTTCTTATCTTATCTCTGAACAAGTCGATGGCGATACTATAGAGTTCGCAGCAACAGGCGGAGTAAACGTAAAAGTATATGACGGCGCGCGACTGATCTTTGACGAAGACGGTCCGTTTGTGATGAACCACGAACGCGTATTTGATTCAGGCTCCGGGCAATACACCAACATAAATGAAGAGTTTTACGAGAACTGGACCGAGACTGCCAATACTGACTTCCCCTACTCAAGAAGGCTTACTTATAACACTGACCATCAAAGTGATGCAACGAATAAACATTGGCAAGTGGTGATTACTCATTTATGAACACTATAGGAACTAAAACGAAATTGCAATTGGCTTCTGGCGAGTTAATTAATGCGACTGCCCTGCGTGCAGGCGATATGTTACGCACTATTAAGATAAAGCACTTGCCTGCTATAGACTCGCCTGAGTTTTTATCATGGCGCACGGACGAACTTGAATTAGAATACACAGAGGCAGAAGTAGTCACGCTCAAAACAGTGCAAGAAAAAGTTGAGATGATTAACATCAATAACGATGTATGGCTTTCGCCTGTTATGTTGGTGTTGATCAAGCGCGAAGAACAGTGGATGTGGTCACTAGCATCTGCCCTAGTGCCAGGAGACATTATTGTAGGTCATGATCGACAAGATATAAATGTCTTATCAGCCCATACTTGCGAAGAAAACTCTTCCATTAACGTAATGACATCCGTAAATAATAGTGCGATAGTTGGGTGTAATGGCTGTTTTGTGATATTTACACAGGTAGCCGGCGGCAAATTAATGCAGTTTGGCAACAAAGTATTAGATCAAGACGCTCTTGCAGCAATGGGAATGACTATCGAGTAAACTTACAATTTGGAGTTCGTCATGAAATTTATGAAACGAGTACGTGTAGACAATACTAATACTGATTATGGTTATATGGTATATGGCGGCGGTACAGTAGTGTACTGTGATGACTTGGACGACTTGAACAGAGATCTTTACATGCCTGTTCAGAATGTTAGCTCGTATGATGGCAACGTGCCCTTGGTGACAGACTTGCAGAAGTTTGCAAATCTGAATGACTTAGAGGTGGTACCAAACTGCGACCCTCATATGGACACATACGAACTCCATGATCGTAACAGAAACATAAAGTTTGTGTTGACTGATTACGATGATGAAAAGATGTTTATGCACCTGATGTTGACTGGTAATCCGTCAGTTAAGCTAGAAATGCCTGCAGAAGTGGATTGACAGCCTTTTTAAAATAATGTATAATGGGGCCTAGTTAAGCGGAGAATAATAATAATGATAATTGCTTTACTAGGCTTCATCGGTTCAGGCAAAGGAACCGTTGGTGAGTGCCTTGTCGAAGAACACGGCTTCGTCCAAGAAAGTTTTGCCAAACCCCTAAAAGACGCAGTTTCCATCCTATACAGTTGGCCTAGGCATTTACTGGAAGGCGACACAACTGAATCACGCGAATGGCGCGAACAACCTGACTCGTATTGGTCCAGTATAATGGGCCGTGAAATAACCCCTCGTTCTGTTTTACAAAGTTTCGGAACCGACGTCATGCGTGAGCATGTGCATACTGACTTCTGGGTCAAAAGCATGCAAAAACGTATAGCGGACCTCCCTGAAGGCACAGACGTGGTAATTACCGATTGTAGATTCAGAAATGAAATCAAAGCAATTAGGGATATGGGCGGCAAAGTTGCACACGTCAATGATGGCAAAAAGCGTGACTGGTTTTATATAGCACACCGCGCAGCTCAAGGAAACCGACAAAGTATTAAAGAAATGGCTGAGTTAGGTATCCACCGTAGCGAGTGGGATTGGATTAATACTGACCCTGATATTATTATTAATAATGTCTTTGAAGAACGTAACGATCGCAGCTTACAACTCTTTAAACAAGAAATAACCAGAAAGATATTCAATTAGGTCTTGTAGATGAGTGGTGCCTGCGCTATATTACATATGTTAATGAAGTAAAGGTAACTATGATGAAAGATTTAATTGTTTATGTCCACGGCTATGGCGGCAGTAAAAATTCAAGCACTGCTGCCAAAATTGCCGAGCACATGCAAGAGATAAGCAACGGCGAAGTCGAAGTAGTGGCACTTGACTATGAGTACATGAACCCGACCAAAGCGTTGAAAAGCTTGCACGATCAAATAGCCGAAATGGCTGACCAATACAGCAACATAATCGTGCTTGGTAACTCTTTAGGTGGTTATTACGCTGACTTATTGGCTAAATTTTATCCTGAGTTAGTTGACATATTATTGTTAATCAACCCAAGCTTAAATGCCCCTGAAAACTGTGTAAAGTATATCGGTGAAGTAGTGAACTGGAAAAACAACAAGTACACTATTCGCGGTAATTTCGCACAAGAGTTGGCTGACATTGCGCACGGTGCTCCTGAGAGTTACGCGCCGGAAATGCCAGCTGTGGTGTTCTTGGGAATGGCAGACACCGTCGTTGACCCCAAACATACAGTCGCAGTTATGAAAGAGCGTGCTGAAATTGTGCGATTCAAAGGTGAAGGTCATGTGCTAAATATTGATAGAAAAGTAGTTGAAAGAATCTACAAAGAAATCAATATAAGTCAGACAGTATGAAAATAAACCAAATAATTACCGAAACAACCGATAACCTTTTCAATACAGCGGACGACTTGCCGTCTCGTAAGGCCATTGCTAATTACGTTTATGATATGCTCCAAAAAAGTTACCAGAGTATCGGCGGACTGAAAGGGAGCGGTTTCGCCAGCCCTGAAGATATGGTGAACAAAATTCCTTTTTGGAAAGTGTTCCGTCGCGGCAGTGATATCAAAGCTGTAATGATGTACAAGGACAAAAACGGTCGTAAACGCGTTGCTACTGGCTCGGACGGTTCAGACGATGCTAAGGCATGGATAGCTGACCAGTTTTTGCAAGACGCTAATGGCCGCTCCTTCGCTGAAATTAGTGGGCCTAGCTTAGGCTTCCATAAGAAAACGCTAGGTGATACACTCGATGACATAAGCTTCACACATGATCAGGTTCGTGCGGCGCTACCCGGCGCCGAGATTCGTCCTGTTCCTGGCAGCAAGTACGAGTACCAACGTTCAATTAACGGTGAATGGATAACAAAGCGTATGGTAGGCAAGCCCGGTAATAAGCTGTTCCACAAGTAAAACAGATTATTTAGTCCAAAACTCCCAAAAAAGAAAAAAGCCCGTTTTAAGACGGGCTTTTGTTTGCCTGGTAGCTAAATACCGGAGTAAAAACAAAACCTAATAGGGAGTAATGAATAATGAGTTTGGTTTCACCAGGCGTACAAGTAGACATTATTGATGAATCGGTTGGTTCAGGCGCAAGCAACGGCACCGTGCCTTTAATTGTGTTGGCTACCGAAAAAGATAAGCTAACACCGGCTGGCAGTGAAATCGCCGAAGGTACTACTGACGCATATGCAGGTAAACTGCAATTGTTTACATCACAGCGCGAAATTCTACAAGCAATGGGCAACCCTAAGTTTCATAAACTTGGCGGCACTTCGTTACATGGATACGAGTTAAACGAATACGGCTTACTAGCCGCTCACTCATACCTTGGTTCTAACAACCGTGTTTATGTTGTGCGTGCGCCAATTGATTTGGCTGAGCTACAACCGCTTGACGAAGCACCTACAGGTGCACCGCAAGCAGGTACTCACTGGCTTAATCTAAACGGATCTCGTATCGGTATTAGCATTTATGACGGTAATACTGGTTCTTGGGTTCCGCAAGAAGTTGAGTTTATCGCCGATGCAAGTTCGCTTGACGCAAATGGCGTTCCGCTTTCATCTATCGAAGGTGATATCGGCCAATACGTTTGTGTTGCTGGCGTAGTAGCCGGCGCAGCCTCAGGCCGTGAAGAGAACCGTATTTTCCGTAGAACTGCTTCTGGCTGGGAATTACTGGACACTTCTGCAATAAGCGAAAAGCTAATTTTCCGTAGCCATACTAAGCCTCCGTTTGTTGATGAAATGGCTTCAATGACAGTTTCGGCACAAGGCTCAGGCTACAGTGTCGGTGACCGTATCGGGCTTTCTGAAACTGCTGGTACTGGTAGATTGTTAATGGTTGACGTAACTGGCGTTGACTCAAGCGGTGCAGTTACCTCGTTTGAAGTTGTGTCTTATGGACGTGACTACTCTGGCACCGGGATTGTGTCTACCCAAACAAGCGCATTGCAATCTAACGGCAGTCCGTCAGCCGGTACTGGATTTGAGATTACAGGTGATACTCTTGCATCTGGTGATATTTGGATTAAGACTAGTGAACCTGACTCTGGCACAAGCTTTGATATGAGTCTTTACGACGGGTCTGTAAGTCAGTGGATTGAACTAAGTG